AAACTAAATAAGATGAAATACATAAACACTAACGATTTGATAACTGTATTAATGAGAGAAGACTTATTAAGAGATGGTTATTTAAAAATAATATACGAACTATCAGAAGAAAGAGAAGGTATAGAAATAAGTCTAAAAGAGGAGGGGAAAGAATCACAATTAAAATGTGGTTTAAATCAAGTTATTAAGTCTTTTTCAAAGTTTGGTAGTAATTCAGAAGATGTGACAAAAAGGGTAAAAGAATCAGAAGAAAACTACTGTACTTGTGGTAATCCAAGCGAAAAAGCAAACGGCAATTTAGATGGAGTAACTTGTTATGATTGCAGAAAGCATTTTAAGGATGAGAAAGTAGTAACAGATAACACAAAGGTAAACACTTACCTATTAAATAGAGTTGAAGAACTTGAAAAAGAGTTAATTGATTTGAAATTAAAGTTGAAAGATTTAAGTAAATAAAGTGCTACGAAAATAAAAAAAACTGTGACAACAAAAGTATATCATATCCCAACAATGGAAAAACGATTTATTATCGAAGCTTTAAGACGTTCAAATGGTAGTAAAAAAGAAGCTGCTGATATGTTGGGAATAAACACAAGAACACTATTAAGAAAAAGAAACCAATATAATATTAACCAAAAGTTAACTAATCAAATGAAATGTTTAGTAAATTTACATAATGAAAAATAGTTGTGGAAAAAGAAGAGGCTGCTCAGTTACTATTATTCTGCCTAATGACGGGAGGGCTATCAATGTTTCTTCAAGAATGTTACCAAAGCAAAATGATACTAAGGAGATACTTCTTATTCCTAAATTACCACTACATAAAGAATTGGAGAAAGCAGCATAGATGGAAAAGAGCAATTTTGAAACCTTTAGGAATGTGCATATATTGTCAAATGACGTGGCTAACATTACTATTATACCCGTTTTTGTTTCAGAGTTATACATGGGTAATTCTAACAGTTGGAGGTACTTATTTAACGATTAAAATATTTGATAAATGAAACATTTGGTGATAGGATATTTTATTTTAACGATTATATTCTTAATTTTAGCTATATTTACAAGTGGGGTATTTGCTGTTATTTTATATGTCATAGCTTTTTTAGTTGGAATAGTAACAGCTTACGAATATTCATTATTTACAATAAACAGAGACAATCGTAAATACATGATGTTTTTCGTTCTTACTTTAAACAAATTAGACACAACTAAAGAACTAACAGACGAATATTTAAGAGAAGTGTATAAACCTCTTAATTTATCAGATAAGAAAATAAAAGAATATTTTGAACGATTTAAAAGATTAAACAAATGAAAAAACTACTAATAATTGCATTAATATTCTTAATAAGCTGCACAAAGGAAGAAACACCAAAACCAAATGAGTTAAAAGTTGCTCAAACTGTTGCCCCATTACCAATTAATACAATAGATATTACTGGATTTTGGTATGATTACACTCACGTTTCAGGAGGAGGTCATTTAATTCCTGTTAAATTTCACTTTTACGAAAACTTTTACTACTATTCAGAATATACAGGAGGTCAATGGGATGAGATAGTTCACAAAGCAACATTCTACACCGATACTACATATATCTCAATGCCTTTAAATACAACTAACTATCAATTCTTTGGTAAGGTGTTAAATGATTCGACTATTGAAATAACACAATATGCTTCAACAGATACTTTACCAAGTTATTTAATACATAAATAGTGAAAAAAGGTTAAATGAATTTAAAAATGGCATATAAAACAGAAGATTTATTCAATAAAGCAATAGAGCAAATAAAGAAGCATAAGTTATTCTTTATTGAAGACATTATCGCTTTTTTGCCTTGTAGAAAATCAACATTTTATGAGCATTTTCCGAACGATTCGGACTACTATAAAAGGATGTTTGAAGAGTTGGAACAAAACCGCACCGAGTTAAAAGTTTCAATGCGTTCTAAATGGTATAAATCAAATGCTCCAGCTTTGCAAATGGCGTTAATGAAATTGATAGCAAGTCCAGAGGAGTTGAAAAAATTATCAATGACGTATTCTGAAAATAAGAACGAAAACGATACAAAGATAAATATCAATCCTATTGAATGGACAAAAGAGTAGAAATAAACGAAGCAAAAAAACACAACCAAACAAAAAATAATGTATCTTTGTTTAATGAAAAATTGTAAAATACAAGGTTGTGAAAATATACACAAAGCAAAAGGGTATTGTAATACTCATTATACTCTATACCATAGAACTGGTAATCCGATAAGTTCTAAACGAAGAACGAAATTAAATTATAATTCTGATGTATTATTGAAGTCAACTTATAATTCATATTATAATATGATTGGTAGATGTTTGAATAAAACAAATAACAGATATAAAGATTACGGTGGGCGTGGTATAATTATTTGCAATGAATGGATAGAATCTTTTGATAATTTTATAAATGATATGGGTTGTAAATCAACAATAAAACATTCTATTGAAAGGATAGATAATAATTTAGGCTACAATAAAGATAATTGTAAATGGGCTTCAAATTTAGAACAGGTATATAACAGAAGAAAACAACATAATAATACAAGTGGTATTATTGGTGTTACTTATGATAAAAGATGGAAGGGGAGTTGGAAAGCCCGAGTAAACGACGGCAAAGGAAATAGAAAGTCGTTGGGTAGTTTCAAAACCAAAGAAGAAGCAGAAAGTTGTATTATAAAATATAAGGCAAGTAATGAATATTTAAAGATATTAAAATGTTAAAAACAATAGAAATAAGTGAATACTATAAACCTCTTTATACATCGGAAAAGCGGTATTTTTTTTTAATTAACAGGAGGGCGTGGCTCATTAAAATCAACATCGGTACACGACTTTATTTGTAGATTAACATACGAAGTAGGACATGGTGTGTTATTTACACGTTATACAATGACTTCTGCCGAAAAGTCTATTATTCCCGAATTTCTTATTGTAGCTGAACGTAACGGAACTATCAAAGATTTTCAAGTAACAGCCACACGAATAACAAATAAGCGTACAGGCTCTTTTATTATCTTTTCAGGTATAAAAACAAGTTCAGGAGACCAAACAGCAAATCTAAAATCCATTGCAGGAATAACAACGTGGGTAATTGATGAGGGGGAGGATTTTAAGGATGAAAAGGTTTTTGATGACATAGATAACTCGGTAAGGTCAATTAACGCACAAAACAGGGTTATATGGATTCAAAATCCGTCAACCAAAGAACATTTTATTTATAAGCGTTGGATTGAAGAAAATAGTAGGCAAATAGATGTAAAAGGGTATAAAGTTAGCGTTTCAGATTTATCAGAAGTAGAACATATCCATACAACATACCACATCGCACTAAAATACCTTTCTCAGTCTTTTATTGATAAGGCTGAAAAGTTAGAACAGAAAGACGTTAAAAAGTATTACCATACTTATATTGGTGGTTGGTTGGAAAAATCAGAGGGGGTTATTTACGAAAACTGGGAAGAGGGCGAATTTGATGAGTCTTTACCTTATTGCTATGGGTTAGACTTTGGGTTTAATGACCCTAACGCCTTAGTAAAGGTGGCTGTAAACCATAATGAAAAGAAAATATACTTAGACGAATGTTACTTTAAAAGTGGGGACGGGTTAGAGCAGCTTTATAACGCCTTAGAGAATATTGTAGGTAAACAGGATTTAATAGTAGGGGATAATGCTTCTAGAACGCTTATTTATAGTCTTTACGATAAAGGATTGAACATTGTTAGTTGTAGGGATAAGAAGCCTAAAATACATATTTTAATAATACAGGGATATACATTAGTTGTTACTAAAGATTCTCACAACTTAAAAAAGGCTTTAAATAATTATGCTTGGCACGATTCAAGAAGCGGCATACCTAAACACGATTGGAGTGATTTATGCGATGCTTTTAGATATGGAGTTATGGAGTTAATAGATTATCATTAACAAAATATTATTCTGTTAGTATTCGATAAAACAAAAATTAAATTTTGTAAAATGATTATATTAATAAAAAAGTTAATAAAAAATATTATGTTAAATAGAAATGGTTATATTTGCTTTTTTTAGAATATGATTTTTAAAGACGAAAAAGAAGTAGTTGATAAGATAAAAGCATTTGCTGTTACCCCTATATGGGTTGTAAAAGCAAGGGAACAACACGCTTTATTAAAGGCTTTAGTTTTAGGAAAAGACTTCGCTAAACAATTAGTTGAACGTATTGAAAAGATTGAAAGTAACGATAGAGCAGTTGCTAGAGCTAAATACTCAAAAGACATTAGGGATATGTTTGATAGAGTTATGCAGCCTCGTCATAATGTATTTACAGCGACTGGTGGAGCTACCATCAACAAACTAAAAGGGCAACAAGCTGAAAAGTTAAACTCCATTCTGAAATACTTCAAAGGGCAAAAATCATTAAAACAATACTTATCAGAGAATTACTTTAGACTTGAAGATACAGACCCTAACGGTCTTATGTTTATGGAGTATAAAGACAACGAAGACATTTATCCTACTTACAAATCAATAAACGACATAAGGTATTATAAGTCTAACGGTCAGCTGTTAGATTTTGTTATTTTTGAACCTAAAACAATTAAAATAGGTAAAGAGCAAAAAATACTTTGGAGAGTTGTAGATGATAGAAAAGACTACACTTTCATTCAGAGTGGTGAAAGTTATATTTTAGATGAAGAAAGAACATTTGAACATCCATTTAAAACCGTTCCCGCAATCATATTATCAGATATTCAAGAAACTGGAACAGAAACAAGATTAAGCCCTTTATTCCCTATTGAGGAGTTATCAAAAGATTACGCAAGAGACAAGTCGATTAGAACTATTTATAAGTTTCAGCATGGATTCCCTAGGCATTGGAGGTATGAGGCATTTTGTAGAGCTTGTCAAGGAAGTGGAAAATCAAACGATGGTAAGACTTGCACAGGATGTAAAGGTACTGGTATAGCTAGGACAAATGATGTGACAGATGTTTCAATCATTAACCTACCTAGAGAGGGTCAACCAATAGTTACACCAAACATTGAGGGGTTTGTTTCTCCTGACTTGGCAACATGGGAACGCTTTAATAACGATATGAGAGATGCGGAGGAGTTAATTGAAGCTACTATGTGGGGAACAAAAAGAGTTCAACGTGGGGCAACAAACGAAACTGCAACAGGTAGATTTATAGACGTTCAACCAGTCACAACAAAGATTTCACGATTTGCAGACACAATAGAGTTCGCTACAAATATGTTGGTTCATTTTGTAGAAGACTGGATTAATGGTAAACCAAAAGAAAATTACGAATTTACTTATATAGCTGGGCGTAGATTCATTATTGAAAGTCCAGACGTGCTAGAGGAAAAATATACTAAGGCAATGACAAGTGGCGTAAACTCTTCTATTTTAGATAAGATGCTTGAAGAGTATATTTATTCTAAATATCAAAGCAATGAGCAGCTTTTAGATGCTATGCTAAAAAAGAAAAATATTGAGCCATATGTACACAATACAGTTAAAGAGGTTTCGGATATTTTCGGTCAAGCAGAAGCGTATAAAAAGATATTGTTTGTTGACTTTTGGGAACAGGCAGATATTGCTAAAGATGAAAAAGTATTAAGAGAAGAATTTAATGCTTATGTAAATGCAAATCAATTAAAAATAGTAACAAATTAAACATTATATTTATGGAAAATTCACAAATGGTTGTAGCAACTAAATATAGGTTGTTAGAACCTCAATCATTAAAAGACGGGTCTTACAATGTTAACGGCTCAAAAAAGGACTTAGGGACTAAAGTAGTGTTAAGGTCATTTGTAGAAGAAAGAAACTCACAAAAGAATAACGAGCTATATGTTATTGATGAAGTAGCAACGGTTAAGTTTTATGATCAGAGGGAAAAGAACATTGAAGACAACAAAGCGAGAGAGCAGAAAGAAAAAGTGTCAAATGCTGACTTAGTAGATGCCTTAGTTAAAAACATTTCTGCAAAAAGTGAATCAAAACCAAAGAAAGAAGAAAAGGCGAAAGAAGATAAAAAAGAAGAAATTAGCTCCTTTTCAGAATTATCAAATGAAGAGATACAAGAACAGTTAAAAGCAAAAGGTGTTGAATTTCATCACAAAGCTGGACGTTCTAAATTAATCGAATTACTAACAAACAACCAATAGAATGAAACTAAACATCAACGGTAAATTAATTGAGGTTGCGGACGAAGAAATCACAAAAGCAATCGACGAGAAAAAAGAACAAATTGACGTAACAGTCGATTTGATTCTAAGAACAAAAGAAGAGGACACAACCTTTCAAGAAAATCTAAAGAAAGAAACTATTAAGATAGGGGCTGAAATAGGACGGAAAGAAGTTATAAAAGGATTAGGAATTGAAAAAGAGGGTGTTCATAAATCAGATGAAACGGCAATAGCAACATTGAAAGAATGGGCTGATGGTTTCGCAAATCAGAAATTAGAAGCTGCTAAGATTGAGCCTAACAAAAAAGTAGATGAGTTGACTAAAGATTTAAACACGCTAAAAGCTACTATCCAAGAAAAAGAAACAGCTTATAATGGTGTGTTGAACGAGTTCACTAATTATAAGAAGGCAAACGTAATTAACACACACTTATCTAGTGCTATCCCTGACAATATTCTTTTACCTAAAGAGGACATGATGACGTTGATAGGTATGAAAGTAAAGTTTGATGTTGACGACAATAACCGAGTAATAGGTGTCGGAGTAGACGGTCAACCATTAAAGAATCAAACTACATTAGAGCCTTTGCCAATTAAAGACGTTGTAAACAATTTCTTTAGTGAAAACCCTCAATACTTAAAGGGGTCAAGCGGAGGGGCTGGTGGTTCAGATTCTTTAGACAAAAGCGGAGTGCAAACGGTAGACCAATTTATAACCGAACAAACGCAACTAGGGATAAAGCCTAATTCAGAACAGTTTAATAATATTATGAACGAAAGAATTAAAGCTGGAACGCTTAAAATTGATTAAAAAGTAAATATCCAAATATCCAAATATCCTTTGAAAAGCCCTATAACAGTAGGGCTTTTCTTTTTTTTTACATTTTTCTATTTAACATAATATTTTTTATTATATTTGCATAATCAGTTTGTAACTGAAAGTCTTTTAGTAGCCGTGCTACATCCAATTATCCTTATTTATTTAACTAATTTCCAAAACAAATGGCAAATTTTTCAACGGCTGCCTTAGTAAAAGCACAAGCAAAGTTACAAGCAGCATTTCAATCAGCGGAATTAAGGTTTAGAGAACCTGAGATTCACAAATTATTTTTAGGTAACACAGAAGCAATGTTGCCAGGGGCTACATCATTAAGAACTCGTGATGATAGAACTGTAGAATTTAACTACATTACAAGAACTGCTCGTTCTTTAGGTTCAGCAAGAGCACACAATCACACAGGAGCACAAGGGGATTCTGATACATTAACTCCGACATGGGCAACTTATACAGATAAGTTTGTATCGAGCATTAAAGAGGCTGACAACAAAATCTACTCTTTTGAGGAGCTACACATGAGTAAATTGCAAAACGTGGTAGCAAACTTCGCAGAAGGCTTAGATGCTGCTGCTGCTGCTTACTTGTTTGCTAACCGTTCAGGTGTTAACGTAGCTGCTGTTGAGGGTGCTTTCGATGCTACTGATGATACATTTGAGATTACTGATTCAACTAATGGTACTAGAGCAATCCAAATTACTAAAATGGTAATGGATATTAACAAGTATCAAGGAGTTGGTTATTCAGTTGTTTGTGATTCAATCGCATTCAACAAGTTTCAATACTTAGCATCTCAAGGTATTTCAAATGCAACTAACACATCATTCCAATTTGGTGGAGTAAGATTCTTACACGACCCGTCTTTAACTGCTGCTGCTGCTGGTTTGGCTTCGGCTTATGCTAAAGGTTATTGGATTGTTGTACCTGACGGTATGGTTGCTGCTCCTGCATGGATTCCAGTTCAAAACAGAAACGGTGTTCAAACTACTGTTGCGTCTTACGGTTCAATTATTAACCCTATTGACTCTTTGCAGTATGCTTTACACACTTACGAAACAAGTGCAGACGGTACATCTATTGGTGGTTACACTCAAGATGTTAAAATCGAAACTGAGATTTCTATTGACTTAGCTTATACACACGCTCCATTGAGTACTGCTACAGCTAGTCCATTAATGGCATTTGCTTTAGTATAACCACGTTTTTTGATGTTTAACGTAGATAAAATAAAGCAAGAGGTGTTTGGGGTTGTCGGTTTTCGGCAACCTCTAAACCCTGCTGCTCCAGTTTTAACAGCTGATGTAAAAGAAAGTAGAAGCGGTTTAATTGTTAATGATAACCCTTTAGTCAAAATTGACTACCTAAAGGCAACGGAGGACTATCACTTATTAACAGACAATCAATTTTCTACCCAATTAGAATATAAGCAGAAAGAAAGCATTATAAACGTATGTAACCAAGTATTTAATAAAGGTTCTTTTTTAGAGCAAAGTTTATTATATCGTTATGCGAATAACAAAACTACTTTAGAAACATTACCAAATGGGTTTGTGGGGTACGAAATTGAAGTAACCAATAGAAACGATGTATGTTTTGAAATTAAGCGTATTATATGCGAATTTGACGGAACAGGCGACGTAGATATAATGTTATTCAATTCTAGTACCTCAACTCCTTTATTTACTAAAACGGTTACAATATCATCAAACAATCAAGAAGTAGTGTTAAATTGGAAGTTAGATAACTCTGATGAATACTTTAAAGGTTCTTTTTTTATCGGATATATTAGTACAGGATTGACGTTAACGCCTTACAAACGAATTTATGAAAATTCAAATGTAAAAAGTTGTTACGATAATCTTAACGTAACTAATATTGAAGTGGTGGGACACGCTACAAACACGCTGTTTGATTTGGAATTAGTAAACAATGTAAGTTATGAAAATGGATTAAACTTAGATTTAGCTGTATTTCACGATTATACTAATATTATAGTCCAAAATGAGCGTTTGTTTGCAACAGCTATTTTATATGATTTACAAATTAGTTGTTTATCACAGTACCTAGCAGCCTTAACTTCTAATCGTGAGCAACGAAAAGCAGAACAACAGGCTATTCGAGTGTTTCAAGAAATTGAGGGACAACAAGGAGGTGACGGATTTGTTAGAATAACTGGGTTAAGAAGTCAATTAAATAGGAGTATAGACCAAGTAAGAGAAGAAATCCAAAAACTAAGTAACAATTTTAACGGTGCTCAATTAAGAGTTGACACCATGTATTAACAAATAAACTTAAATTAAAATGGTAGAATTTTGTAAAGACATTTTAGCTAATACGGGAGAAAACTCTTGTAGAGTGCTAATTGCAAAAGCCAAAGGACTTATATTAGTTCCAATGGTAAACAGCTCAGGAGTAACTCCTAGCATCGCAGACACAGTAGATGTAGATTCTGCTTATGTAACTGCAAAAATTAACGCAGCTAATAAATTAGACCGTTGGTTTCCAGTTATGAACTTGAAAAATGTAACCGAAGAAAGGGGAGAAAATGAATATTTCACCTATGCTGACGGAACTAGAGAATTTAACAGAACAGGCGTAAGAACAGCATCTTTCACTAGACCAAGTGGAACGGCTCAATACACTAAAAAATTACGTTCATGGGAAAACGCAAATGGTGGTTTTTATGTAGCTGATGAAAACGGTAGGTTAAGAGGTATGAAAAATGCAAGTGGCGAATTAGAGCCGTTTCCATTTGAAGACAATACTTTCTTTGTTAACCTAGTAGTAGGTTCAGACACTCAAAAATCGTCTTCAATCGTTATAACTTTTGACTACTCAAACTTAGTTGATGACGGAGATATGGGTGTTATCTTAACAAACACAGATATTAACTTGTTAAGAATTGACGGTCTTTTAGATATTGACGTAACTAAAACGGCTTCAACAACAACTTCGTTAGCATTGACTATTGACGACGGAGGTGGTTATTTCAATGATAAGACAGGAGTTGAGGGATTGTTAGCAGCTGACTTCGCTCTTTACAATACTACTACTGTTGCTGCTGTAACTGTTGTATCTGTAACCGAACCAACGCCAAGCAATTACCTAGTAACATTTGCAGCTCAAACACTAGCAGACGTTATGAGGGTAACAATTACAAAAACAGGTCTTGAAACATCTGTAACTACTCACACTATCTAAACCTAATTAATTATGGCAAAAGATACATTAAAAATAGGCGGAATAACTTTTGAGTTGGCGACCGTAAAGAAAATGAAAAAAGGGGATTTAAAGATTTGGGAGAAATTCCTAGATGTTCCTCTTCATGTAGCTGAAACACAGTTAGAGCGTTTTCTTGAAGCTAATAAAAAATGATTTCGGACTTACCAATACTAAAAAAAGCTATCGAGATTGATTTCGATAGCTTTTTTTTAAAGGTATTGGAAAATAAAGAAGTAGCTAAGTTTATCGAAGATTTAAACAAAGAACAGTTAAGTAAGAGTATAGATAGTCGAGGTATTAAATTATCTTATGAAGACTTTGATGGCAACGAAAGGACTGGTTATTCTTATTTAACCGAAAAGATAAGCAAAGGTAAAAAGAAAAGAGGGCAACCGTTTACACTTTACGACACAGGAGACTTTTATAATAGTATTAAAGCTATGCCTGAGTTGGGTGGTTTAGAAATAATAGCAGACCCGAACAAAGAGGACGATAATTTATTTGACAAATTTGGAAAAGATATAATAGGACTTACTTATGAAAATTTACAGAAACTTCAAGAATTTGTTAAGCCGATTGTTCAAAAAGAACTACGTAGATACTTGTTACAATAGTATTGAAGATATACCAATATTTAATTGGTGGAAAATATCAGACGGAGAAACAAACTACGTTCAAAAGTTTATTAAAGAAATAGTGCCTTTAGAAATAAAGGTAAAAAGAATTGAGAAATTACAGCAGGAGTATTTTGATACGTTTGGTGTATCAGATGAATTTACTAACTTCTTTGAAAGCCAAAAAGAGTTGTTGGATATGGAATGTGAACTTCATATAACAGGCGACAAGTTCTTACGAACTAAAATAAACCTTTTAAAGAAGAAATTAAAATCAGAAAACGACTACAAAAGGAAAGGCAATAACTATACGGTTAAGGCGTATTTGGATAAGTATATGGGTGTTCGCTTAGACCCTAAAGAAGTAAGCGTAAAAGAGTACTATACTTATTTAGATTTAATGAAAAAAGAGCATGGCAAAGATAAAAAACACTGATATAGCTGACAAAGATGCTTTTGCTGACTTACGAAAGTCGGCTGAATCTACTGTTGCCGTTTTAAAAGAAATGGAAACACAGCTAAAGAATAATTTAGTTACTCAAAAGAATTTTGCTAAAGGTTTAAAGGCTAACAATGTTGATGATATTAATAAACTTGCAAAAGCTCAAAACGAAGTTAAAAAGAGTGTTGATGGTTTAAATGCTGTTGAAAGAGAAAAGGTAAAGCTAGAAGAAACGCTAAAGAAACTAAACAGCGATAAGATTCAACAAAATGAGGAGTTAAAAGTCTTAATTTCTGAACAACGTAAAACAAATAAAGAGTTAGCTAAAGATACATTAAAGTTAACAAACGCCTATACTAGACTAACAAAAGAAACAAACAAAGCACAGGCTAATTTTAAGAAGTTGGCTGCTGAATTTGGGGTTAACTCTAAACAGGCAAAGGCTGCAAAAATAGAGTTTGAAAAGTTAGACACCCGTTTAAGGTCTATTAATAACGCTGCAAATGATGGACGTAGAGATGTTGGGCGTTACGGTTTAGCCTTTCAAAAGGTTGGAAGTGTATTAAAAGGAGGTTTGGGATTCTTAGG